AGATTTGCTAAACTCATTTTGATTCTCCTTAATTATTAAAGTTTTCTTCTACCCATTAGGGCATCAACGAAAAGTTGTTCCGCAGGATCCACTTTTACAGATTCGATACCGTCTTCAACTGATTCGGTTAAAGTAAAAACATTCTCTTCAGTTGTATCAGCTACTGCCTCATTGCTTATTTCTGGAACAAGACCTGTTTTCTGCTTAATGGCAGGAAGTTTGGCCAGATCTCGTAAAGAATCTGCAAGTGAAGAAGCTGTACGATCTTCATGCTCTGAAATGAGTCTTTCTCTATCTTCAACAGATTCTAGACCTAAACTAATTTTAGTATCGATAACTCTCTCTACAAGAGTCATATGTAAAGCTTTCTTTAGCTTTTCGTTTTTTTCCTCAAGAGAAGTTATTTTTTTATTTAGCTGTTCGATTACGTTCTCAAGTTCTACTACTTTTGAACTGAGATCCTCTTTCACAGCCTCCTCTTTGGAAGTTTCCTCAGATTCCTCTGAAGAAATAGTATCTTCTTCATTTTCAACTATTGGAGAATCAGTTTCCTCATTCTCCACAATTGAATCTGAATCAGAAAGATCATTTTCCGAAGAAGTCTCATCCACTGCTTTTTCGACTTCTTTTTCAGCAACCTCTTCATCAGTTTCATCGCCTTCTTCAGTATTGACTGAAGTCGCGGCAATATTAGAAAGATCTTCACTCAGGCCTGTGGCAACAGCGAGAATATCTTCCTCATTCCGTTCATCTTTTTCCATAGTGGATTTCTCCTCAGAGTTTATATTTTCAGAATCTTCATCACATAGTAATGATTCACTGGAATTTATTAAATTATTAAAATCATTTTGAGTTTCATGAACAGCTAGAGCAGTTAAAAATGAACCTTTTAAGTGAAGATATAAGGGTTTTGATTCTTTCTTTTTCATATTTTCAAATAAAGATTTGTTTTCACTTATAGAAATTACGTCTTCAGTATCCATACTTAAAACAAACGCAGAACTTTTAGCTACCCAATTATCAGAATGAGCTATATCAGCTTTCCCATCAGTAGGTAAAATTGCTGACCGGACACCAGATCGCTGATCGGCGGGCTGATTAACAAAAGAATACTCTCTAAACGAAATATTTTGCATATCGATATATGCAAGCTTGCCTTTATAGACTTTACCTTTTTTATATTTAATTGCCTTAGGTCTACCTGAATCATCTTGCTCAGCTAGATCTTCTCCAGTGATACTGCAAATAGCTTTTGCTGCCGCACCGCCAACTGAACCTGTTAAATATCTCTTATCTAAAACTTTTTGCGCAGCGACTGGATCGGTAATAGCAATTTGCAAACGAACAAAAGATGTACCATCAGATTCTTTATCCATTTTTGCAGCCATTACACGGCCAATGGCCTCATTATTTAAATCGTGATTTAAAATAATCGGCTTAGGATACGGTTCTACCCAAGACTGCAAAGCTTTTTCTAATTCCTCTGCAGAATAGTTATTATAATTTGATGTCAAGCCTTCATGAATAGCGGCGACTTCAATTATTAATCCATGCTTAGAATTGAATGATTCAGAAAATTCAATTTTTGATTCAGTAAAATCAGGGAGTAAAAGTGTAAAATTCTCTTGAAAAATAAATGACATTGCGATCCTCTTGTTTTTACATTTAAATCTATAATTAATAGTAAGTTTTAATTTATAACATTGAACAAATTTATATCGTATAATTTATATTATAATTATCTAACCTATTATCGCCACTTACCAAAAACTCATTAAACATTTCTTGAGACATAATATGAGGTGCATAAATATATGAGGCAGAAAAAAGTCTATAACCCTTTTCTTTACAACTATATGACCAGCCGACATCTTCACCCTGCTCATGAACAGAGTAATCGATATTACTATACACTTCTTTAGTCATCATTTTAGCTGCCATGATTACATCAGATTGGAAATATGTACCCAAAGGATACCTTCTAAATCGCATAGCCCGATTTGTACCATCTCCACACCATGACATAACGCTTGGATATAAATCATTAGTTGGAGTCATAAACATTAACGGACTTACCGCATCAGCGCCTTCCTTGCAATGGGAGACCAGTAATTCTATTGTATTAGGATTCTGGATAAGAATATCTGAATCAAGACTAAAGTAGTAATCTGGCTCGATTTTACGTACAGTACTTAAAAGACTGTTTCTAAGATTTACCATATTCTCATATTTAGATATCGTCCAATTTCTACCATTTGGTAAATGTTCAAAATGATTTATATCGTCTCTTACTTTTATTTCAAAATAAAAGGATGCACTATCATACTTTTTCCAAGTATTTAGAATATTTAAAGTATCAAAATCATCTGGTGCTACCTCAAAAACAAAACCTAAATCAGTCTGTCGATAAGACTGAGATTTTATAGCAGCAATCCAACTATTTAAAATCCAATGCCGCCTATAAATAGGGCAACCAATTAAAATCTTCATATAAAGATCAGTCCTCAGTCTTAACAGCAGTTACCTTTTTAGATGGTTTAACAGATGAGTCATCTGCAGTATCGCTATCTTGAACTCTTTCTGAAATATGTTGTTTAATTTTTTGAGGATTAGAACTATTCATTTCAATAATAGTCGGCAAAATATCAGCTAAAATATCCATAGCTAACCTAACTTGACCATTTTCTGCTGCTCGTGAAAATGCGTACACCGCGTCATCTGTATTTAAAACTTCAGCCAATTTTTCATTCTTAATAAGAATTTTATCCATTATCAACTACCTTCACTTTCATCTTTTGTATAAACAACTATATTTTGATCTTCCAATAATGACTCAATTACATTCAATAAATCGCTATCAATTCTTCTAATATTTGGAGAATCGTTCCTACCCTGTTGATTAGCAGGTCTAATGGCATTTCCTACACCTCTTTTAGTATTTGGTAAATTTCTTTGACCTTTTTTAGCGGAAGCCTGCTTATCACCATCCATTTTAGGATCAACTACTTTATTATCCTGAGAAATCATTTGTGCCTGCGCAGATATTTCCATCTGTATTCTGGCATTAATTGAAGCTAGCAATTCGTCAAAATCATACTCTGGATCTAAACCTAATTCTATTCTTAATTCAGGCAGAGTGATCGCATTATTCGCAAATTTTTGAATAATATGTGTTTCTTTTTTAACCTGAGTATCTACATCTATTTCATTAAATTTGAAATAACAACGATCTGACATTGAGTCATCAAGAGGGTTGATCATTGGATCAAAACCACCCTCCATTAACAGTTCATTTAAAATATGAACCCTAATAAGTTCAGAGAATAGTTTTTGATAATGCTTTATTTTATCATAAAGAGCGACATCTAGTCGATCTGTTACTGATCGGTTTCCACCATTCATCATCATACCAAGATGATGAGGGAATAAACCTAATCCTAGTGCGACTCTTTCTTTAAAGTGCTCTAAATAGTTACCTGCATCCAAAGATGCACCTTCAGCACCAACTACCTTAATATTATGTCTATGAGGAGTAACTAGACCACCTTCTGCCCGCATGTTTTCAATATCCTGAACTGCTTGAATGATTTCATCAGGCTCTGCTGGCTGTTCTGGCGTACCTATCTGATAATGGTACATAGGAAATAATTCTCTATGAACAAGATTTTGAATATCTTCTTCAATTTGCCTTAAGGCGATAACGTCATCCAAGGCTGCTGTAACAAATGGAGTGCCAAAAGCTCTACCAGGTTTTTTATCGTAGTATAAGTGAATAACTTTATCTGCAGACCATGTAGGATCTTTTTTAGTAGGGGAATATGTTAAAGGATCTGTTGCCTGCTGATAGGATTCGGGTCTATTATTTTTATCTCTCAAAATTCTTACTTGTTCAGTTGGAACAAGGTAATATCCAACAATTGGTTCCCTTGCATTTACCGGTTCAAGTTGTTTAGAAAAATACCTAGAGATATCGCCGCGAGCTTTAACAATAAAAACATTTGAGAACTTAAAGAACTGATCAGAAACTTCATTTAAAAAATCTAAAAATGGCCGCTTCATAGCTAATTCCATATATGCAATTCTTTCATATAGATAATTAACCGCTTCTTGATTTTCTCCAATAATTTTCCAACCCTCTTTCCAAAAGAGTTCTTTATATTTGGAAAAAGCTTGTTTAACGTAGCCATCTGTATCTGCAGCTTGCATAATCCGTACAAAGTCATATGGGGCTGGCTCAAAAGCTGCTCTCGTACTAAAAAAGTACGACGCACCCTGAAAGCCCAGGGCAAGAGCGGTAACTTTCATTACCTTAGACAAAAGGTTATACTCTTCTGGATCTAGACTTTTAGCTATAACGTTATTTTTAGATTTATTAACCTGATTAAAAGGTACAAAATTTCCTAGTGGCATTACCGCTCCTAAAATAATAGGCTGAATTACAGCTTCTATAACATATCTAAATAGTAGCCACTACTTAAAAAATCAATAACTTATTCAATAGGATGCAAGTCAGCCTTGTCAAAGGCTGCTTTCATAATAATTTGCTTGACTGCTTCCAGCCAAAAAATTGTTTCTGGTTCATTAAAATCGCTTCTATATTGAAGATTCTTATCTGAAACTTTAACTTCAATAGAAAATTCTTTAACTTCTTCTTCCATATCTATCATTCCTTTACATCTTTGATAAATTTCTGTAATTCGTCTTGAAGCTGTCTTAACATAGCTTCTTTAACTACAATCTCAGAAATAAGTTGACTTACTTTATCCTGAAATGCTTGAACTACATAATTAATGTTAATTTCTGAATTTTGATTTTCCATAAATTAATCTCTCCTTTTTATGAGATTATTCTATCATAGTTGGATAACTGATTTCAATATTATTTACTTTTTTTAATAATCGTTTCAATATTTTCAATTCTATTTATAAGATCTCGCAATAAAGTATCTAACTCTTTAATTGCTGCTATTGCAGAAACTACAACTCTAGTTTCTGACCAAGCTTCAAGTTCTAGGCTTTCCACATCACTGTCTTTCGCTGCGTCAAATACGTTTCCTTTATATGTCGCAAATCTAGGATCTATCTCTTCCATCTCCTCAGCTATAAATCCTATATCAACATGGCATTCTCTGAGTGCTGCAGAATAATCATTATCTTGATCCATTCTATTCCACTTAAAAAACCTAGGCTGCATTTTTCTTACCAAATCTAGCCCATTAGTAAAATCTTTAATATCTGATTTCAACCTGCGAAGAGAAGTCACTCGCTCAAATCTAACTTCGTTACCAGAAATTACAGTATATCTAACACTAGAGCCGGTTGAAGTAGCCGTTATATTAGAATAAGTATTTGGACCTGTATCGACTCGAAAACCTGTAGCATTTCCGACTACGACTCTAAACACATCGCCAACTGCATTTATCTCTACAGATTGTCCACCCTGCTCTGAGGGATTAAGTCTCAATCCATATCCGCTTGGAGAAGATATAAAGGTGTGAGAAGCTCCAGCACTGGCTAATAGATACGCAGTAGTGCTGTCCAGATAGTCGTGATGATGCAGTGTAGAAAACCCGTCCCCCCGATTAGCAACTAACGCAATTCCTCGATCTACTGATTCGTATACATCTAGGATGCCAGTGAATCCCCATGGGTTGCTTTTATCAAATTCCATATACTTATAAGATGGGGATGAACCAACTTGAATATTAACTAACTCAGTTGCTGTTGCATAGATTCCTTCAAATCCAACACCAGTCTGATGCCCTACCTTAAGTGACCCATATGCTCCATTAATAGTTACGCCTCTGGCACCTGAGTATTGGATATAGCTAGATGTATCGTCTTTATAATTTATTTTAGAAGTTTGACCTTAGA